GACTGAGTAGCTCCTACAAGTGCATTAAGAGTACCATCAATAGTGATACCAAATCCATTTGTGGAAATAAAAGCGTTTTGGAATACAGAAGCTGCGATCTGATCTTTCTTGATCCTAGATCGCATACCAAGATTACGTGCTTGTTGAAGAGTTTTATCGATAGCAGTAGCCTCACCAAGTTGAGTGAGTGCTATCTTTTTCTTGAAGACTCGGACAGTAATATCTTTACGTCCTACTTCCTTTGGGTTGGTCTCTGGGAAGTTAGCACCTTGTGCAACCTCTTCAGGGGTTGACCCACCAGCAATCATTTGAAATTCAGAAGTCTCCCTATCAGATTTCACTACTTCAAAAATGTTCTGAAACATAGTTTGAAACGATAGGTATCCTACATTGAATGCATCAAAATGTTGCTTATCAGTGGTTCGCGGTGCTTGACCTGTTGTATAAGCCATAGATTAATGTAAAAAAAAAATAAAAATTAGAGATTCGCTTTAAGGAGGAATCTATGTACTCCATTTGTTAAGTCAAACGTACCGTCAGGTGTTCGCAGAATAGTAATGGCACCAGTAGTGGTGTCATCTTCATCTACCGTTTGAACAGATCCACTAACATCAAGTGTTACTAGATCGCCGATAAGCGCTTGTGCAAGGTTAGCAGCAGTTGTTACCTTACCTTCAATCTCAATACCTTCATTATGGTATGCGATTTGAACAGTACCAGCAACAGATGCTGTGTGGGTAGAGGCTCCTACACAAATACCAACACCTACGTCAGTACTGATGAGTGCCGTAGAGAAAGCCATAAAACCTGTTCCAAGTAGGTCTACGACATCTCCAACAGCTATATCAGTGCTAGCAGCTGCAGTATCCCATGTGGAAACTTTATAGTTTTGGCCTTCTACGATTTTAAAATTAACAGCCATTGTAAAAAGAGAAAAAATATAAAAATGTTTTTCTCTTTAATTATGTGGCTAATCGTCTATAACAATTTTTTTCTCAGTTCCATGGTATTTGAAGTTAGAATCATTTGCATGTCCAAGTTTTACAACTTTGATAGCATTGTCTCTAGTCAAATATGGACTCTGAGATTGGAGTGCTGTAATTTCAGCTTCTGTAATAACTATCTTCTTTTCAGTAGTGACGTCACCACCTCCAGATTTGATAATTGGTTGGGTTGTAGGAGATTCTCCTTTTAAACCAAAGTACGCTGCTGAAACAGCATTCTTAACTTGTTTTTCGCCAGCATCATGAAGTGCAATTGCATTACGTTTTATAGTCTCAAATTCATTATCGCTTTTGACACCTGTCTTGCGAATTTCAGACTCTATGTCTTCTATATTACGATCACGTTTAAGGTCTGTTTTAATCTTCTCAGTGATTTCATCAGCGTTTAACTCGCCTTTGGTCTCACGTCTTGAGGATCGAAACTCTTTGTAATCGTCCTTGAACTTTTTCTTTGCGTATTCGGAAACACGCTCGTTACCTTCGATAAGTTCAATAGCAGTTTCGTCACCTTGTTGAGCCTTCTCAAGCAAAGTTTTAACTGTTGCTGAAGACACATGTCCTAAGTCTCGAGCGCTTTCGGTCTGCTTTTCGAGATTAGTTTTGAGGTCTTCAACTGAAGTATCTGATTCTTCAGTTTCCTGTGTTGTAGGGTGTTCTGCAGACTCAGATGCTTCCAATGCATCAGATGTTTCTTCCGAAACGTCAACTTCATTGTTATCTGAAGTCTGCTCTTCACCCTCTACAATGAACTGTGGTCCATCGTCTTGGGGTTCTGGCATAGCCAATATAATTAAAGATCAAAAAAAGCCCAGGATAGGGCTTTTAGTATGCACAAACACGCCGACCAAGAGTATTTGTGCACAGTAAAAGCACTATTTGGTCGGCTTTAATTTTTTAAAAGAACAATCTTATTCAGATTCAGAAGAATGATAAACTATTTTACATTCACTAGGAATACACCTTGCATAAGAAGGAGAGTTTATCTCTCTTTTTGTATCATCACATTTTGTTGCGATACCTTTCTCAAGATTATACAAGCGTTGTTTATACTTTCTCCATTCCTCACCTTTTTCATCAGCCTTCTTATCCATTCTTTCTCCTCTATCTTTTTCCATATTCGCGTTCTCTTGTTCTACATCGATAACTTTACTATTAAGCCAATCAATATCATTCTTAAAACGGGCAGGAACATCTTTCCCTGTCATCTCAGAATATCTCTCACGTGCTGTATCAATATCTGACATATGAATTTGATTAAATTACAATTAAAGTATTATATAAAATGGGTACAAAAGTCAATCTATTCTTTTCTTACCTTGTGCAGCTAATGCTAATTCAGCTGTTTCGCCTCCAAACTTCTCTGATATTTGTTCTTCTGTAGCTCCTTGTTTAGCCCATACTCTCGCCTCATCCATATCTTCACTCCAATTCTTATTGTCTCTATCTTGATTGGATAAAGACTTGTTTCCTATGGCTTCCGTAATGATATGTGTCATGTTACAGGTGCATCAGAAGAATATTTTAAAGGCATCTTTCTATCTTCTTGTGAAAAATCTTGCAATGTACTTACTAATTGTGCTTTTTTTACTTGTAATTTCAGAATATCTATTTCCTGTTCTAACACACGCATTCCTTCTTTGCCTGACAAAATCGGCTCTTGTGCGTCTTCCTTATTGGACACCTGCTGTGGCAACGTCTTGGGCTTCCTGAACTTGTTGAGGAGGTTTTTTAGCATTGGCATTTAATAAAAGGTCAAGAATTTTATTTGTCTTTAATGGATCTTTTTGATCAAGGGCTTTAGAGACAAGCGTGTTTATATTTGATTCTTTTGTCTTTTGGTCTTCCACTCCTACATTAATCTTTCCACCTCTTAAGGCTTCTCCTATCTCACCTTCAATCTTAGATTCTGACTCTTCTTTTGCAAACAATTCTGACGTATCTAACTGAGGGAATGTATCCATAATCTGTTGCAGGAATGTATCTGCAGAAAACTTCTCTTTGAGTTCTGGAAAAATAGGGAAAATACTTTCAAAGAATATCTCTGCCATTCTTAATAATTGATTCCTTGTCTCTTCCTGAGTGACCTCGTCTTCACTTGCTGGTCTAATAATAACACTGTATTCAAATCCTTCCCAATCCTTCGATTGTATCTCTATTTTAGCTTGGGAAGATATTGAAGACCTTAGCTTATCGTCTGCAGTTAAAGCAAAGTCGTTAATAAGAATGTCTCTATCCTTATTAAATATAAATCGAATAATACTTCTAGACCTAAGCATCGCTCTTTGACTCTCAGCGTCTACCATCATTGTTGTGATAATACCTCGTAGCCTCTTTACTTGTGTAGCAACTTTCTGCTTCGTCTGTGTAGCAAGTTCTTGAGGTTTCGCTAGTAAGGCATTTATATCTTGTCCACTCGCTACAGTAAATTCATCATTCAAAAACGCTATGTACTGCTGTAAAAAAGCTGGATCATTCCCTAGTTGAACTTGCTGTATCTTTTCCTGTATATTAATTCCCTTCTTTAGATCTACTGGTTGAACTCCTCCACGTAATTCTTGTCCTGCAGTCAATCCAGTATCGTCTGCAGCGAATATGATTGGTGTGGAAAGTAGCTTCACCAAGTTGGACCACATATTCACACTAATATCCTTTTGCTTTAATACAGGAGCAACTAGTTCCAACACTGAAGGTGGATATAATGTCTCAAACTCTAAATGAGGTGTATAAACAACAAATGGCAATCTGCCATACGGATTCTTTCCATCAAAAATAAGTTCGCTCCCATTCGTTGTAGCAATTAAATGTTGATCTTTTGACCAATATTCCAGTACTTCAATCTTGTCTGATTCATGTTCTTGCTCATTAAGATTGATTTCTGTTTGGTCTTCACGAGTATCTCCTGTGCCTCCTCCTTTTGCTGTGTTTTTAACAGCAGCCACATTAAATGGTTCTTTACTAAACAAACTCTCAAATACTTCACGTTTATATCTCCTACGTCTAATACAGTCTTGCGCTCCATCTATTCCTAACGGGTCATAATACTTAGTCGCCTCATCATCCATAAAGAAATCTCGCACATCTATTCTTTGACTCATCAACCCTACAAACACATCCTTATTATCAGTCTCTAAATATCCTTCAAATAAGACACCAATTCCATAACAAATAGAATCAAATATAGCTCCTTTGCGTTCTTTCTCAGTATTGATTTTCTTAGTCTCTTGATTGTATATCTTTGTAAGTCTGTCATATTGAAATCCTTCCTTGACTGTGCTTTCTGCAGTAGGAATAAATACGACACTTCCATCAAACTCATTTGTTACTTCCTCAGCGATACCATTACAAACAACCCACGAATTAGCCAAATGAACAGCTCCATCGTTTCTTAAGAATGAAAACTTACGTCTATTGTTACGCTCCCAACGATCATCAAAATCATCATCTTTGGCATTTTGCATAGCCGTAAACCTAGTCTGTACAAATGCTGCGTCTTTTTTGGGCATATGAATTAAAACTCATACGGTCGGTGACATTACCATATACCTACTAAAAACATTTTGCAACTATAGTTTTTTAAGGATAATTGTGAATTCTATCTTGTCATCAAATCCGAATCCTTCTTCTGTTGTATATCCTCCTCTTGGCCTTCCCCATGAGTCTTTTACTTTGTATCTACCGTTTTCTTTATGATGAGGACATTTGTGAACAAGCCCCTTATCAAGTATGTAAGAACATTTCTCAGCACCACATTCTATATACCACTTTTTCTTCTCCTGCAACGCCTCAAAGTCTGTTGACCTCAATTCTATATCGCCGTTGTCGAGTTCTGCTACTTGTACTTTGTCATCTAGTCCACGTTTGCAACTAATAGAATAAGGATCAGATCCATCAGGAACAGATATTGTTTCTTCAGTCATCTTGTTTTGGTAAAAGGTCAGGGGTTTCAAATGGATTTCCTAAAACTTCACATTGACTCCTCATTTGTCCCTCAAACAATCCAAATGATGGTGGCATATCTTCTGGCAAAGCCCATTGTCCTTCTGGAATATTTCGTGGAACTAATTTGAATCCTGCTTCATGCCACACAACTAACATTTTATATTTCTCCCCTTCTTCACTTTCTTTTTCAATTATATCAAATTCATATATTTCTTTTCCGTTCTTATCCTTGAGTCCTGTAAATTGCATCAAGATAATGTCATCACTGAATGTATCGTCAAATTCTCCATCAGGACAGTCTTGAGAAAATAACTTCTTGCCATCAAGAGTTATATGAAAGTTCTCAAACTTAGAGTTATCGTAAAACATTTGTCCATCATACCAAGCCCGAAATGATATCTCTCTGTTCATAGTGTTATGAAAAATAAACAATAGTGGGATTTGTATGCTTAGAGAAGTAAAACATAGGATATCTCTCAAAGCATTCAACGCAATACCATATCCTATCCATTCCTCCCTCACAAAATACCTTCTTCTTTTTCAACTTCTTCTCACAGAGTTCACAATTTGTACATGTTTCATGTGAAATGATTGCAGCAGTCATAGTGTTATTTGGTTAAATATCCTAATTATTTACAAGTTCATCAATTGGAAACTCCATATCTAATATTCTTCCAAAAAAAACTTCAAAAAGTCTTCCAGTCTTACTACATAAAACAAGACTATACGTTCCATCTTTAAATTGCATCATAGTATTGCAACCCGTGAACAATTCTTCTATTTCCTTTTTTGTCATGCCCGAAATTGATTTTCTATTGTTCATTTCCCAGTAAATAAAAATACTAAACGCTTCCAGAAGCTAAGAAGAATACCTTTCTATACACTCTTGAAAACAAGTCAAAATGTCTCCTGAAATGTCTTCTCCTGCACCATCAGCACCCCATGTGTCTGCTACTCCATCAAACAAATATCTACATGTATATCTACAACTCGTGTCTGGATCATCACAATCAATCTTATTATTAGCCTCCTCCCATGAAAGTCCGTTATCCTTACATGATTGAATCTTTTCTCCCATTTCTTTATCCGTCATTCCTCCACACCCTGAAAAGATCAATACCGCCAATAATGTAAATAGTATTTTCTTCATAAACTTTTCAAATAAAGAACTAAAACTGTTTTAAATCTGCTTCCAATTTTTTCCTTATCTCATTCCTTTGAGTCCTTGATAAAAGATTCCAGTTCTTCTTCAAACTTCTTTTGGACTTCTTCATCTTAAGTGCATATTTGCCTATGAGTTTTGCAGTTTTATTGTTCATGAATATAGATAAAAGTTATTTCTTCTTTTTCTTCTTCTTCACTGGCTTAGGCATTGGTGTGAAGTCATCAAACGATCCTCTTGGCTTCATGTCAAAACTAGAAGGAGGAAATAAATGTGAATTTGGAATTATTTCTACTCTTTGTAAGGTCTTCAAATACGCTTCTAACTTATGAGGTGGAATCATCCCTCCAAAACATTCTTTGCATATCGCTAACGCTTCTCCTTCATAATACAACTCCCATAATTTTTCTCTCAATATATTACATCTATCACATTCTTGCGTGAGTGGAACTTCTGTCTGTGGAGTCGGTCTGTTCTCAACTTCGCGAACTATTTCATCTGCTATTGCTTTTTTATCTACTAAAGGACGAATGTGTACACTTTCTGTTTCTGGTTGTGTACGCACTTCTTCATTGTGTACACAAGGCATCAGTTTTGCTATCTCTTTTCCATGTTTCATCACCACAAATACCTCTCCATCTTGTACAGCCATAAGGTAGGAAGCTAGGTTTTCCCTTAGCTCGCGAGTTGTTATCTTCATTGTGTACACACTATCAAATTTGTGTACACAAGTCAATCCCAAAGTTTATCCATCTGTTCTGCCATAGTTGTCAATTCTCCTTTTTCCTCTACCTGCTCCTTGTGTTCAGTAGGTTCATCTATGGTAGTCATAATATATGTAAGTGCATCTACCGCATGATTAGGTTGTTTTCCCCATACAGGCTTCTGCTCTATACCTGCAGATGTCTTAACTTCTTCCCAACGTAAATTCTCAATCTCTTTCACAAGGAAATTGTATGGTATCCCTTCGCTATTTAAGTCTGTTAAGTCCTTAGAAATAAAGACTTTAGGTTTTCCTGTAAGTTCTTGTACACGTCCTTGTGTTTCCATAAGTCTTGCTCTGTACTGATCCCAATTCTCTTTAGTTGTACCTGTTGTCTTTGATACGCCCTCAATAACTATCCCTGAATCATTCAACTGTTCGATATCAGCTGCTTGTGCTGAGTCAGCTATTCTTGTGACTCTTGGTATCCTTCCCTCTTTTTGACGTATCAGCTTCGCTATTTCGGGAGTTATGAGTCCTTTGCGGTAGAACCCCTCAAATATCCACCAATTGAACTCACGGTCAATTCTGACCCATAAACAGGCACATGGTGCTGAGAATCCAAAGTCTATACCCATATATGTCTCTCCTTCGGGTATCTCTTTCATATCTATAACGTGTATATCTCTGTTAAACCAACTGCACACTAGCCCTACCATCTTCACGAATTTCCCATCTCTACGTACTTTCAACGCCTGTGCTGATAATCCTCGTTCCATTTGTGCCTTCTGCTTCTTTTCTAGGTGAGGATTATCGTCCCATCCTGCTGTAGATACGAAGATGTCTGGATTCTTTGTGTTCAAGTAAATATCGTCATACACCCATGTCATACCTTTTACAGGTGTCATAGTCATGATGATAAATAGGTCCACTCCTGCTTCTTGTCGCACAAAACACTCCTCAAATATCTCCTTACTAGGTTCTTCATCAAACCATATCATTGTCTTCCCTGCTCCCTGAGCCTTTTCACGACCTTGTTCATAACTTTTAAATGTGACTTTTTGTCCTGTTTTAAGATGTATTTCCTTGTAGATACCTTTTCTGACCCATGTGCTCTTAGCCTCATCAATCATACCTTCAGGTATGTACTGCAACAGCTTCTTTTGCGTTGTATCCTTCTGCTCATCATACGACGGGCAGAAACTCCATATATCGCCTTGAGCAATAAATGGATGTGTCCCAAGTAACACCTCTACCACCTCCATAGCTCCCCATTCTGTTTTTCCCACACGATTACCCCAGAACAATGCTCTGATAGGTTTCATACTCTCGTGTGCCTCCTGTTGTTTAGGATGCCGCTTCGCGAACTTCAAAGGATCCTTCTTCACCATCTGGATCTTGTCCTGAATGCTCTGGTAAAGCGCCAGACTTTTTGAGGTAGGCGAGGCCGTCTCTAATACCTTGGTCAACTTGTTCTTGGGTTAAATCCTTTGTAATAACTGTGGGCTTACCACCTAATAATTCAATAGTTGTAGTGAAATCCTTAGCAGTTCTTGTCGTATCAGCATAAGAAGCCTTATCAACAGTTTGTTTCATTCTATTGAGTGCTTGTTGTCGTGCTTCTTCTAATTGTTGAATGATGGGTTTAGCAGCTTCTTTGAAACCTGCAGACTCTGTTACCTGTGAAGGCTTAGTAGTTGTATGCTCTGAATATCCTGATTCCTCTAGGATTTTTCCCAAAGTTTTCTTGTTTCTCCTATTTTCACCTATTTTCTTGGCCGCTGTTTTTTGTTTAGGAGTTGGCATAATCAGTGTTAAGTGTAAATCCATTATTAAGTATACTCATAACTCGTTTGTCTGCTCTTTCCTCATTCTCAGCATCATGTAACATCATTTCTTTAATCGTAGCACCATGTGAGTATTTCACCCGTCCCAAAAGGGTAAGAATCATTCCTTTTTCTTCTAAAAACTTCTTATCTTTAGCCGTTAGCTTTTTCTTTTGTGTACTCATTCTTGTGGTTTTTTAAGAACAAATTTCATTTCTCCTTTTTCGTTTATTTCCATTACATATTTATCATTGTCTAGCATTTCAAATTTTATAGTTTCTTTCTTCTTAGCCTTTGGTGTAAGGGGTTTATTCATAAAAAGGTCTAAATTTATCGACAATTTCTTCCAACCGTTCATAAAAATCTGGCATGTCTTCAAGTTTTACATCTTTGTCTTCTTTCTTTGCTGGTGGTGTAGTGTTAGAGGTCATGAGCAGTATGATTTTATTTCCTTAAGAGTTGTGATACCTCCTCCACCTGTTCCACTAGAAGGTACATCTGTAGTCGTTTTAGTAAAATCTCCTCCAACAACCCCATCTCTATCAACTCCGTCACTGTATTCTATCCATTCCTTTGTTTTGCTTCTATGAGCCCTTCCCAATCCACAGTTCTTGCAGGTTTCTTGTTTGTCAACAGGTTCTGGAGGATACACTGTTACATTAAAATCGTTTCCTACATCTTCCCATGCATGTTCAAATCCATTGTCTTCACACTTGTTCCCAGTGATTTGTTTTTTAGAGGTCATGAAGGTTTTAAAACAATTGCTTCTGGAAATGGTAACGATTCAACTTCTCGACACTCCTTCCATTCAACACCATCCTCACAAGGAATAAAGTCTAATTCAATATATCCCCTTTCTATTTCAATATACACACTAGTCATTCCCATTTGACGTTTTTCATTGTCTTCACATTTATTGCCTGTGGTTTTATTTTGTGAGGTCATAAAATGGCTTAAATTTCCCAAGCACACTCTCTTGCACAGTCGTCGCAACAATTACATAATTCTTCATTTCCTGTTATTTCTTCATCGTAAGGACATCTATGCAGTTCTTTTGCCTTATTATCACACTTCCCATTATCTCCATCAATACCACGCTGACATTTTTCTTTTTCTACCTTCATAGGTATTCATTAAATATTGATTCGATCTCGTCCTCATCTATCATTCCTTGATTTGCCATCTCTTTCATTATCTTCTCCTTCACCTCAAGTAGTAATCTTCTTTTTTCTCCCTCGTGCCATCTTTTAAAATCACAATCTGACAATACGTCTATTATCTCTTTATTTTTTCCTTTGTGTCCAACGAGACATATCGTTTCACCCTCTGGTAATCTCTCAATTAGTGGTGCTTCTACTTCCATAAGTTAGCAAAAAAAGTGTAAAAAGTCAATGTATGTGATTAAAAACTTGAAGAGAGATAGGCATCGGTGTCATGATTATTGTCATGACCGCCTAGCCCTCTCCCTCTTGAAGCCTTTAATGTAAATGGGCTATTTGGGCTTGTGATGCATCGACCAAACGAATAGTGCAAAAAATGATATTTGCATCCACGGATTAATATCCCATTCTTTGATTCCCCACAAGCACCATATCATGAGAACAAATACAGAGGCCCAAGGCATACTAAGCTCCCAAAACGATTTGTACATTCCTATGATATATTTCTTCATATCTAAAAAATAAAAGGTTAAAAGTTATTGGGAGGAGTTGATTGCTTTATCAGCACAATGTAATCCTTCTATTTTTCCGCAAGCAGAACACTTGAATCCTATCCATATCTCACTTCCTCTCAGCTCAGAATGCACTATTCCATAATTCCAATTCAATATATGAGCAATCCAGTGCAATATCTTCTCCGCCTTAGTAGATTGTTTTTTCATTTGAAAATAAGTAAAAGAATAATCGTACCTCCTGCAATGTAATACCAGTTTCCTAACGCAACTCCTTCAAATATCATTGTAAATGAGAAGTAACAAGCATATATGAGGGCTGCAATCACAGCTAATACAACAGCAAATACAAGAATCACTGCTATCCATTTGCCTATCTCTAGAAGTTGTTTTTTCATTGGTCGGTGGGAAAAGATTCTCTAAAGATTTCATCAACATCTAGCCATTTCAATCGGTATCTTTGTGGTTTTTCTTCATACGTCTTTTTCCATAACTCTTCCTTAAAACGTTCTACTGCTTGTTTTTCAATCTTGTAACAAATAGGACACCCTTTTGAAATTGACACATCCTCATCTGGAAACGGAATGTTCCCGCATTTTAAGCATGTTTGATAACCATTCGGATTTCGTGGCATTGTTAGGGGGTGAAATTAAGGAGTTAAACCTGACGCTGTTCCTGCTCTTTCTGGATCCTCCCCGTGATATGTCAATTTAAAATAGTGCTTGTATTTCTTCAAATGCTCCTTCTCCTTCTTGTGCTTCTCCTTAATAGCATATTCTCTAGCCATAAAGTTGTCATAATTACCTTTGAAGTCTTCATCAAATTTAGACAAGTATTCCTCTTCGAGTTCTTTCTTTTGCCGCCCTAACTCTTCCCAGAAATGATCCTCTGGAATCCAAGTCCTCCCAGCGGAATCTCCATTTATCTCTACAATTCTTTTTCGTATTCCCTCTCTCCAATCTTCAGCCTGTGGGGGTGTAGGAATTGCTATCTCAATCTGCTCTGGGTCTTGAGAAGTGTTTTGTGAAATTGGTGTAGGTGTTTTCATTTTAGGGAGGATAAAAGTCTTTGAACTGCTTTCTCAACACACGTACTCCTGCATCCCCACTCCATATCTTCACCAGTATCGCAATAGCTACCATCCCCTTCATCATGTGTCTGAATTATTCCAATGCACTCCTTGATCACCTTTTTGCGGTAGGAATCAAGGGCTTCAGTAAAATACTTACTAATATCTCTTTCGTCGTAATTACCATCTTCATGGCAATCAAAATCTTCAAAAAATTTGTCAACTATTGCCTGTGATGTTTTGTTATCTGCCATGAGGCTTTGGGGTTAAAGAAAAATTTCTACAAACGCTATTGCCTCTTCTGCTCCGTAGCACACAGATGATTCTGTATGATCCCTGCCCTGTAAATATTCAATCCATTCTTTTTGTGCTCTCTTGAGCCCTCCTCTTTCTTTCTGTCCATCCTTCCAATCCTCCATAACATTCCCTTTCTTTAGCTTTTTCTTTGGATCCTTCATCTCTATGTACAACGTTCCCTTAGGTATAAATATTTCGTAATCAGGAAACCCCTCAGACATCCCTAAACTTTTCTTCTTCACCACCACATACATTGTTGCTTTAGGATCTTTCATTGAGAATCCTGTCTCGTTAGATATATGCGTGAACCTTAATTTCTTTATCCTAAGCCATTGTGCGAACATTTTGCACTCTGTGTCTTCAGGTGTCATTTTAAAACGGTAATAGGCAATGGGGTATTTCAGCTTTAAATTCGTCTGTAAGGAATTTTAATTCTTGTACCCAGTCCTTCTTAGGAAACTTCTTTAAATCGTCGTCAGTGGCACGTAAGAGGGCAACATATTGATTCCAGCGTTTGTCATCAGACGAGACATCAACATTCTTCGCCCAACAGCATGGAACTATCGCCCATATTTCCTGAATCTGTTCTCCTGCGTAGAGCCATGCATGTTCCATTGTTAATCTTCCTTCACATACATGGCCATCCTTTCCGATATGAATACATATCTTGTAAAATGAATCTTCATCTATTTGCCGTCTGATCTTTGGTGGTATGGGTGTCATAATTTGAAATTACACTATCAAATGCGATGTCACATGTCAATAGATTTTACGGGACGTAGTTTAAAATATCCTGAGCACACTTGTGAGCATCGTTCCATATTTCACTCCCTGTATATCTAAGCACTATGTATCCTTTCTTCTGCAGCCACCGATCTATACTCCTATCATGCTTTGCTTGTTCCTTTGTTCTCTCATGAAATTCATGCCCATCACAATAAACACAGATATTATGTTCAGGTAAAAATATATCTGGTCGAGTCTTGATCTTTGTTTCTTGATAAAGTTTATGCTGTTGTACTATTTCTCCTGGAAACATTTCTTTAAGTTCGCGGTAGAGTGAAGATTCAATTGGTGACTCTGAATTCTCTTCCTGTTCTTCAAATGTTTCATATTTACCTAGGCTCCATTCAACAATCATTTTCTGTACACATCTCTCAAAACCATTTGACTCCCATTCTCCGCGAATAACAAAATGATGTTCTTTTCCATCAGGACAAATAAATGTGTAGCCAATAGAGCCATTATTTCCGTCCCCATGTTTAACTTTTTTTAAAGTATATCCCTCATGATGGACTCTGTGATATTTAATTTTCATATGAATCAATAAAAGTACCATGTTTAAAAAACATTTCAAATTCTGCTATCTCCCCTTCGTCTCGATCCTTGAGTATTCTCACCATACATGCACACTTATCCTTATCAGTTTCAGGATCTTTTGCTCTACAGTAATGTATTCCTAAATCTACATCGTCACCGATCTTTGCACTCCCTCTGAAATCTTGAATACTACGAATACCTTTCCTTCCTTGATCTTTCCTGAAATGATGTAATGCTATGATGCAACAATTGTTTTGTTTCTTGAGGTTTACTATACTCCGAGAAATTTCCTGAAACTTATCATCAGTTCCACTATCTTCTTCAATGAATCCAAAATTATCTATGAAGATCATGTCGTATTTTTTCTCGTCTAGCTTTGCCTTTATTTCATTTACCGACACAGCCGAACTTCCCCAGAATTCTATATTATCTGGTATGCCTTTAAGAATTTCTTCTGCTTTTTCTATTTTGAACTTAGGTACATTTCCATCTAATCTTTCCTCCCTGGTAATGCCAGACTTCTTTCTAACATACCTACTAAGTAACGCTTCAGTATTCATCTCCAAACTGATATATAAAATCTTATGATCTCTTCTTGCATTCTCTCTTGCCAGAAAGAAACTAAACTCTGTCTTACCTGCCCCTGTCTCTCCTGCTAATACATTGTATTGTCCCCTGTTTAATATCCCTAATTTCAAATCTCTTTCCCTTGTTCCCCATGTAAATGGCACACCTTTTGAATCCTCGAATTGTTTAGTAATATTTTTCAGGTGATCTTTCACTGTGGTTATCTTTCCTTCCTGGGTAAGTATGCAAATATCTTTTATGTTTTGTACTATGCTATTTTTATCTATTCCCCTGAATAAATCATTCACATCAATTTTCTCTTTCATCTTTGGCAATTCATATATACTCAGGTCAGGACATATCTCCATAAACTTTTCTCTTAAAATTTTCCCTGACTCATCTTGATCACCTAGCCAATAAATATTTCTGTACTGTGAAATTATTTTCTTCACATCAGTTCGATATGCTGTAGCACTTACATATCCCATAACATGTTCAGTAGATTGACGAATAGTTAGGAAGTCAAACATACCTTCAACAATAAATAGATCTGCTCCTCCAACGCTTTCGTTCTCAAAGAATATTCCAGTCTTACCGCCTTTCTGTAATTCAAACTTCTTTCCAACACAAGATCTACTTTGCTTTCCTACAATCTTACAATCACCATCTCGTATATTCAGAAATACAGTATTGTTTCTTACATCTACAATTTTTTCTATCACCTTGTAATCAATACCTCTCGATTTGATGTATTTAATTTCTTCACTTTCCTTCAAGGGTGTCGGTACTACCGACGCCAACTTTTTAATCTCTTCTTTGTTTGTTATCCCATCAAACTCTGCTTGTAAATTTATACAATCTCCAGTCCTATCACATGAGAAACATTTAAATCTCTCTCCATTATCAGAAACAGAAAAGCTAGGAGTTTTGTCTTCATGGAATGGACAAGAGTAATTTCCTTTCCTTCGAGTTATCCCATTCTTTTCCAAAACATCGTGACATGAGCCGAGTTGTTGTTTTAGTTCATCCATAACGAGAAGATAAATAATTTTCAACAATTTCTTTTTCTTCTTTGGTTTCAGGACTTCTTCTTCCACTTGCTATTTCCTCAGCAACTTTCTTCTGCTCATCTGTAAGTTCATTTGATTTGTTTTCTTCCTTAAACCAAACTGCTATCATTTTTTGTTTCCAATTCTTCACCTTGTTTCCTTTCGAGTCTACCCACTCCGCAACGTCATAGAATTCAAACGCTTTCTTTGCTGACTCTTGAGTGTATCCCTTTAGTTGAAAATATTCTTTAACTTCTTCCAAGGAAGGAGGATTGAATTTTTTATATTCTTTCTCCTTCTTTTCCTTCTTATCATTCTTGTTTGTGTTCACTTGCTGTTCACTTGCTGTTCGTTTGCTGTCCACTTCTTGTTCATTTTCCTGTTCATTTGCTTGATACTGTTCGTAGTTAAGTATGGTAATAAGCCTGAATTTAGAGAAACTTTGCTGTTCAATTTGGTGTTCGGTTTTCATACTGTGAATGATTCGCTCTATCTTCGCAGTTGACACGCCCGAAACTTCATGTAGTGATCTTCTAGATGTAACAAATTGCCCTCTTCCTATCTTTATCTTTTGAAAGCCAACATACACCTCCTTTTCTTTGTGATTAGCCAATAAGAGCATACATATCCACAACCAATTTCTTTCGGGAGATATATTCCTATCTAGCATTTGCCTGTGAAGTTTTATCCAACCTGAAGACACTCTGACGGGTAAAAATTATAAACTAAAAGAGCAACGCACTAAAAAACCCGTCAAAGACTTTTTACGTATGTGCGTTGCTGTTTCAACTGATAATTCATGCTTTGACGGATAAATGCAGCGTGGACTGTACCCTCACCATACACCCTCTAAAAAATAAATCAAGATAATATCAAACAATCTTTATGGCTATGTCTGTTTATGTTTCCATCTGATCTTGTTTTCTCTGTAATATGATACTCAATAAATTCTACATTGTTGTATTTTGCTAGTTCTAGAGGTAGATCCATTTCTGCTAGTGTAGAGACATCTTTCTTTAAGATAGCAATTTTAGCTCTCATAGCTTTGTATGTTGATGTGAATTCTATTTTCATAGTTAGTGTTAAAGTTTCGTAAAACGTCCAGTCTTCTTATCTCTGGAAACTCTTTTCCAAGCAGAGTTACATTCTTTGCAACTTTCTAAAACGCTTTTCCACAGATATTCATTAACCTTTCTGAGCCTTATGTTGTCTGCAAATACCGATAACGAGAACACAAAAACAGCTAATATAACGAGTAATGTACCTCCAAATATGAGGACGAATGGGCGGTAGATGTCTATAAAGTTTTCCATAGTTAAAAATTAAAAAATTATTCATCAAAATATTTTTCCATCAATATTCCCACGTAATAAACAACTGTAAATATAGCAACAAATATAATTATTTCTTTCCCATTAATTACATATGCTTCCCTTGCTTCCACTATCTCTCCCAAATCCCAAAAACAAACTAAGAATGCAATTAATGGAAAAACGAAATATTTAAACATTTTGATAAATAAAAGGGTTAAGACTTATGCTCTTCAATGAGCCTTTGAATTTCTTGTAATAACATTTCTAGCTCAGCCATTGTGAGGTTTCTTGCGTGCTGCATTATGTATTCTATTGTGGTCATATAATGAAATATAAAATTGCACAAGCTATTGCAAAAGAAAATAGCCCTGAAAATGCAAGTATTTCGTCATTTTTTTCTTCAAAATATTCTTTTCCATAGAAGAAGCGTATCAGCCAACAAAGAAGTACATAAAGAAAGAGAAATATTATTGGAAATAAAAGTAATGCTTTCATAATGAGAAATAAAAAATAGTACCGAAGATTATAGTTACTGCTATAGAGCCGAGGAGTGCTGTAAGAAGGAAGAGTTTCATTTTAAACCATTAATAATATCCATGAGTGCGTAGTATTCAGGAATTGCAATGTTTCCAATTGTTGTGGCAAAAGTAAGAGAAGATACTATCATTCCAATACCAGAGACAGCCAAAAGAATTGAAAAAATAATAATCTTCACGGTTAAAACATATTCCTCTTTTTTTTCACTACTATCTTCAGATTCTACTTCCTTAGCAACTCTAAGGACTTTATAAAAACTGAAGCTCAGAACAAGGAAAGAAAGCGAAGAAATGATTGTTAATATAAAAATAGCCACCCCATCCACCCAAAAATGCTTATCCACCATGTACCCCCATCCTAAGCCCCCTATTTCTTGTGCAGCCTCCACAAAGGGTGACAAGTTCTCCCTGATAACATCAATAGTTTCTTGTGTTTCCATAATAGAAAATTAAAAAATAAATAAAAGTTCTTTTTCCTTGATTTCCTTCTCATACCACCATGCATTACCGTTGTGTCCTCTACGTAAATCTGAATGTAATGTCTCTGGTGTACTGTTTTCTGTGTATCCTCTGAACCATTCCAAGCATTGGTTCTTTTGTTTCTGGTAGTCTGCTGGTGCGCAATTCGTTCTGTGCCACCTTGAGCATTGACACAGCCCTAAGCTGTCTTCTTTTGTGGTGAGGTTTCTAGTATTTTCTGAGAATGCTCCATTCTCTTGTCTGAACCATGCCACCAGAGTCTTCATCTTCCATTCTTCTATTCCTATAACGTAAGCTGATCTCTGTATATCTATGAGTCTGTCGTTCTTATAGTCTGTAGTATCGTTTTTGAGTTGATAGAACTTACGATGGCCGAGTATTTCCATCTTTTTACGTGCTTTTATTCTTCGTTTTGGGTCAACTTGTTTTGGCTGTTTTTTTTTCTCAGGATTGCATCTCCTTCGATGATTAAGTTGTAAGCATGTATCTCTTCTTCATTACTTCCATATTCTTCCTCTAAGACAGATATCTCTTCTCTCTTCTGTCGTATCTCATCTTCTATCTGTTCGTTACGCTCTTCTTTGTTCTGCTTCATTTCAGGGTATGTCTCCTTTGCATTCGCTATTCCAACAAAGAAAATAACAATGAGAAGCAATACTCCTAATGAGCCTTTAATAGCGTGTGGTAAGTATTTATTGAATTGAGTTTTTAAGTTTTCCATATCTGTTAAATAAAATGATAAAAACGATTAGGGGAGGGTTATGAGCAAGGGTATCCAAAGCTAACTGTTGCTGTTTTCTGCGTATCTTTAGTTGTGTAATGTGGTAAATATTTGTACGGTTTCTCTATCTCAAACTTTTGTGGTGTGTTTCTTGTTTCTGCCGTTTGAGTGAATAGAAACATTCCTGATATGAATATCAGAATGACGATGATGTTTTTCATATGTGTTTTGGTAAAAGAATGAAAATTCCTGATAAACAGGGAGAAGTGGAAATAGACTTTCAATCTACCCCACTTGTCTCTATCTACAGGACGCTGAAGGCATTGGAGTAGAATAGTTCGAAATTCATACCTTCAGCATTCTGTCTATATAGTCATTGGTGAAGTGGAGGTAGGACTCAAACCTACGAAATCACAGCTAAGTACTTCACTTGGGAGATCAATCCTTCGATTCATACCATCACTGATCGCGTCTATCGGTCTAGGGGTTTTGAATTACCCTCCGCTTACGTATTGCGTTGAAACTTCGCCACTCCACTTCACAATAACTACGATGTAAAAGAACTAATCTAAAACTTCTTTAAGACTTCTTTGCGTATCTCTTCAAACTGTTCTTCGGTTATTTCTACGACGAGAACATCTTTTTCTATTTCTCTTAGAATGTGGTCATTCATATGCATACCATATCCATTTCGTTGTTCTTTGCGTTGTTCTTCATAATCCTGATTTGGGACTGTCTTTGTAACAATAAGTCTGATCATAGGTATTAAGATAAATTATAAAAATGTTCTAACTGGTCAGGTGGTATCTCATTTGCTTGTGGAATATATATATCTACTTTCTCTTGTGCGAATTGTCTAATAAGTTCCATGTATTCTGAGAATTGTTTCGTATCTAAATTGGTAGTGCTTCCTGTTGTTACTCCTACCACTTCTCCGTTTATCTTCATTTCTTTTGGCAGGAAGTGTAGTTTAAAGAATCCATGCCACTCCTCTCTGGTGTATCCTGTATCTGTTAATAAGTCGATTGCGAACCAATAGTATGCGTTCTGATTATTGCTGCGTATATTACGCCATTTCTTTATGTCTACAGTGATCTTTTCTCCTTCTAAGGTGTTAAGATAGTCTGAGAGCTTATCTTTCTTTGTAGCGCGTATTTTGCCGTTTTCTATTGATGCTTGAAATTTCATTTTTAGTTAGACACATCTTCAAGAAAGTCATCTAATTCTTTCTTATCTTCTGAAACGTTGGCAAATGGATCATCACCATCATATAAAGCCTCCAGGTTAATAGTCATTGAGTCGTATTGTTTTTGAATTTCAGGATCTAGTTTCTCCTTTGGATCTGGTGTTACTGTGTAAACTGTCTCAAGATTCTCACCTTCTCTATTAATAACAAGATCATAATCAAAAGGTGATCCCCATTTTGCATTTCTTGCTAGTCCACTAATTATATTCATTATTGTTTTTTGTGTAATTTCAAATACCTGTACTTGTTCCTCTTGATAGTTCCACACACAGAATGCCCAGAAATGTTTAGGGCCATTTTTATATTCTGGTTTCATTTCACACTTTTCTTCTTGTCTAAATCGTACAGGCTTGTTGTCGTTTGTCCAAAACTCTACTCCTAGTATTGCACTGGATAATACTCTGAATTTGTTCTCTCCTTGTTTGAGTTTCATATATCCATTAGCAGCGGATGGAACTGTGTAGTCATCTGGTAGAAATGTCATAATGTATGGGGTTAAGAATAATAAATACGTTTCTGATGCTGTAATGACTCAATGAATTCTTCACATTCTTCACATACTCCATCTTCATTAGTTTCGATATCTTCTTCGCATGAGTAACACATATTAAGAGGGATTAGATAATTCAAAGTCTTTAGGGTCTCCTATTGCAGAAGCCCCGCTATAAGCACATACAACGTGCTCTCTTGGGGATTCGTTAAATATCTCCCTGGCTACATCTGCATGATTTTCAGGATCAGTGTCCTCTGGTATCTCTACTTTTACATATGCTGGAATCAATCCCGTTAGCAATACCTTCTGCGTCCCTGTACCTCTTTTTAAATCCATAGAATCAAGAGTGTCATCAAAATCGGCATCGTCTCCATATAAGGACTCATCTATCATGTCGTCTGCAAAACTCATGTTAAATAAATAAAATAGTTAAAATAGAAAGGATTGCAAGAACATATTTACTTACCTCCGATAATATGCTTGTACTTATCGTATTGAGATGATATCCATGCAAGGAATACCCCTGGACTCTTCCTGTTCTTCTTAGCGTTGGACTTAATTGATTTGTACAATTCTTTTGAAGGTCGCCATGACTTGACCTTATTCTTACGAGATTGTTTGAGTAGTTCGTTGGTTTCATTTTGCATTGTTATTAATAATAAAATTGTCTTCAGTATATATATGCGATGTCACATGTCAATAGATTTTTTGTGGGCAGTTTTGCGTCATGCCCAGGACGATTCAAAAACAAATTTGTACTGATTAGGCTACTAGGTTTATGCTCGGTGGCTTTACCTGTGCTTTCTCTCAGTGACAAAACAACAATACACAATGCGATGTCACATTGCAAACAAAAAGTCCCAAAGTTTAATATTCATTTAAGATTTGTATTTTGCCATCTCAATAGCAAAGTGCTCAGGGCATATACCATGCGTTACACTATATCCTTTACCTTTCCATTCTAATGTATGCTCAATATTCCCCCTACAATAAGAACAAACACGAGCTATCATTGTATCATGGAAGATTTCTATTATCGGTGATGGTTCGAATTCTCTAGCTTCTAAAGACATCGTTAGCTCTGCTTAGATAACTATGCGTTTCATGCATTTCTTCCTCAGTTATCTTTCCCAGCTTGTATAAATTATCAGCCAATACCCACGAATTAGAATTGTAATCCATGTACGTTTTTACAATAGGATCGTATTCTTTCTCATCTTCATATTCATTCACAAATTCAATACCATCTTGATACCACTCACGAACCTCATCCCTACTCATACCAGTCGTATATTTCTCCCAGTTTGGCAACTTCTTTATAATCAAATCCCAATGCACATGTGCTGAAGAAGTTCCAGACTTCCCGCAGGTAGCGAGTATGTCCTTTTCTTTCACTTTGTTACCTACCTTATAATTCATCTTCTGTAGGTGTCCGTATCGTGTCCACATGTTGATATGAGGATGATGTACTACCATCAAATTCCCCCAAGCGTTCCCAGTAGCCTTGGCATATACTACTTCTCCATCTGTCATAGGGTACACTGGAAGACCAAGGTCAGCATCTTTAGAATTTCCCCAATTCAAATCCCAGCCAGGGTGGTATTGACCGTTAGAGTTCTTCTGTAAGAATTCATATCCGAAATGAGTGTACTGCATTGGTATTTTCATTTCTTCTTATAAAGCAATTTCAATATACACCAAAGAATGAATACTGTCAATACTAGGTACTGTGATGGTATTTCCCAAGTCGTAAAAACTTAGTTAAATATGTAAAGACTCCTTTTGTTCTTCAAGTGGTATGTTGTTTTCTGATGCACATCGCGAATGTATTAAAAGTTTTCCTTGCTTCTTCTCAGAACGTACAATGAAGAACTCTTCATTATATCTTAACTTCTTGCCGCATAGATCACATCTATATTGTATCATGCCATAAATCTTCCTGTTTTCTTATTCCTCTTCTTTTTAACAATAGCACTCTTCCTTCTGTCAGGAAATGTCTTACCTGTAGGAAGACGTTTAATCTTAATTTTAATTCTTCCCTTAGCTCCTTTCAATTTCTTTTTTAACCCTTTCGGAGCAGTGCCGATTAATTTTATTTTTCTGGCCATTTAATATCAGAGACATCAATTGTAATATTTTCTTGTAGTGAAGCCTGTATTCCAGCATTGTCTACATGATTCATTAATCCTACTCCAAGTCCTATAAGGACTAATACTCCAAATCCACCGATAAACCATTTCCTAGGAGTAAGTATCTTATCTGCTAATACTTGAGATATATCAGAAAACGATCTCTGTGTTGCTGGCGAACTCTCAGTATGCAATGGCATCTCTCTTAGAGTAGCTCTATAAAATGATTCCATTTCCGTGAATCTTTCCTCATATATATCTGCCAATTCTTTTTTAATCTCTTCTACTTCTGCATATGTATATAGCATATTCTCCCTTTCAAACATCCTAGTTGTATTTTTTTTCTTTATAGGCATTATTTGAGGACAAAAGTAAGAGTAGTAAGAGTAGCTCCCACTATAAAGATTATTGTATATTTGACGATCTCTTTGAACATAACATTCGTTGGTGCAAATTCCTTCTGTGATAGTGCTAGTCCTGATTGGATTTTATTCTCTACTAATTTCAGCTCTGCTTTAGTGACATATTTCGTATTTAAATCTTTTCGTATCTCTGATACATGAGTCGCTGTATTCCTTGTCCTCTCATCTATACGAGCCAACAATGCACTATCACTTTCAGTCTTTTTCATTTTTTAATTTTATTAAGGATTACTTTACCGATTTCGTAAATACCTATTGAAGAAGTTCCTACCATTGGTATCGCCCATGCAAAAAAGGCTTTTATTTCCTCTGTAGCGTAATATTCATACGCTGTTGCTACTACTCCACCCAAGACAGATAAAAGACCAACCACCATTAAAGGGTTAGCTTTGTAGCGTTTTGCCCACTGTGTGATACATGTAACCAATCCTGCTCCTAATAGAATATATAATTCATGCATAATAATTTGATTAAATCAATAAAATCCTAGCACTTATAGAACAAAGTATCAAGTCAATACCCTGGTTTCAGGGATCCCATCCATTGAAAAGTCAAATTGAGCAAGGGTGATCGATCCTTTATCAGTAAACCATTGTACTTGTAGAACATCACCATCAACTATTCCTGTGGCATCTGCTTTAAATGGGACCCCAATATCCTGGCCAAGTGTCTTAAGAGAAACCATTAGAGAACTTATTCCTAGAGGACTTCCATTTTTTAATAACCGAAAACTAGCTACTGTAAGAGCCACGGAAGGTGATACCAGAAATCCAAACGAAACTGTATAATTACCAGTTTCTCCTAGATCTTTTGTAGTCAATGTAGCATTTGTAATATCTACGAATGTACCGCTTGAAGTTGATTGAGGTGTTTGATCTATAATAAACTGTCTATCATGAGAAATACTCTTCTTCATAGAAGACCAAGCAGTATCACTAGCATGTATTTGAATTGATTGATTCTGAGAAAGAGTCACAGTAACACCATCTATATTCTCAGAAAAACTTACTATCCCAGTATTAATATTAGAGACATTCAAATTCTGTAATGCAAAATCGGTTAAGTCTCCAAGGGTAAGAGTTATGTCACTTGCACTATTACATCTGATCTCATGATCCGTTAAAAGAACAGTGTAGTTAGCAGTGACAGTTGTAATAGGTGTAAATTGATTTTGAGACATTATTCTAGTATATTAAATTTCAAAGTATCAGCCACTAAGTTCACAGTACTTGCAGTATCTTCTGCAAATATCTCTAAATAATCATCAGTCTGAAATTCAAAACTTCCTTGAATAGGGATGTTTCTTAAATCGTTATTATCAAATGTATCTCTTGATGTAGAGTCAAATATTAATTCCCCCCAATCTCCAGCAGCATCATCTGCTACAAATGCAGTATCGATATCGAAAGTTGTTAATGTCACATTGGATATGGCATGTACTCCGTTATAGTTTGTACTATTGTTTATATTAACTCTCTGGGTAACACTAAAGTCTAAATCAGGTAAGTTTCTAGTATCGGTTGTTACTGTAGTAGCACCGCCTCCTGCGTCAGCATATGCAGTAATAGCATTACTTACTAAATTCCCTCTCACAAAGCAGAACTGAAAAGGATTATTAGCACCTGCTTGCGCATTAACTCTAAATGATGCTAAACAAAACAGGATTCTGTCTTCTAGTCCTATATACGTAGCTCTTCCTGTGGTATCATTTTCAAATCTTTGCACTGCGGTAACTCTTTCGCCAAAAGTACCAGCAAGTTTCACAGGCGTATTTGATGCTGCTATTACTGTCACAGTTGAATTCTCTATCATTGTGATGAATGTAGTAGCCGTGCTATCAGGAATTCTAGAATTACCTTTTACGGTAACGTTGGGGTTTCTCTCATCAACACTTCCTGAATTAAATCTACCAACACCATCATCAGCAACGAATGCTGTGTCTATATCGAACGTATTGGCTGTAACACTACTTACATTGTGACCGTTATTATAATTAGTAGTCAGATCTATTAAGACCGTATCTCCATTACTAAGTCCGTGAGCAGTACTAGTAACAGTTGTGAATCCTCCTCCTGCATCTGCAAAAGCTGTTATATCTCCAGTCAATCCAACTCTATAAAAATCACCTCCGAGAGAATCATCTATAGCATTACCTGATATATCTAATCCACCATCATATGTATTAATAGGATTTATGAATATAAAAGATTCAGTAGACTGCATACCGATCTGACAGTTTTCTATTGTTAATGTTCCAAAATTACCTCCATCAATTTCAAACGCTGTTCCTCCTACATTATTTCCAAATTTAAATTGTGCAACTATAACAGTCTGCCCTATGTCACTTATTGTAAATCCATCATCCCAAGCAGAAGCAATCATAAAATCCGTTATTGAGAAGAAGTCTGTATTCTGTACTGTCCCCATCTTGGTTCCAGATGCACCAATAACAAAAGTCCCTTTTAACCAAAACGTATTTCTTCTGGCTCCTCCATCTGGAAAATCTACCAAGTCTCCGCCTCCTGTTAATAGAATTCTTATAAATCTACATATGAATATATTTCCTGTAGCAGTTGCTGGATTATCAATAAATAATGAATCAGTTCCTTCATATATAAGTTCATCAAAATTAATCTCCCATGCTTGAAGTGCAACAGTAGCTCCATCAGCTATTTTGAGCTGATTAGTTCCAATATTAACCCTTCCATTAATAAAATAATAACCACTGGGAAGTGTTATAACACCTGCAACAGGCTTAGGGAAATCACTGAGTTTGCAAATATCATTAAATTTAGGCACTGATATTGCAAGTTTCAGTACACTTGCATCAACCCTATCTGGAAAAAATTTACTATCAATTCCTGGCATGTATAGTAGAAATACAGGGTCGGCTAGATATTATGTTACTCTTTTTCAATACATATGTAAATTCTATTGACATGCGATGTCACATGAGCTATCATTGTCTGTACAGTACTGTTAATACATTTTTAATATTTAACCCCCATGCCTATGAAAGAGCTAGGTCCTGAAGTTTTTGTATCCGCTATTTTTGTTGGCGCGATATTCTTTATGCTCCAGAATTCTGGAGTTATTTAACCCCCCTTATTATGAAAAATCAAAAAAAAGACGGTGATACTAAAGACGCTTCCTCTATGGAAGGGAAATACCTCACCGGAAAAAACCTAGAAGAAGCTAGGAAAAAAATTAAAGACGCTAAGAAAAAGAAAGATGAAGATAACAAGAAATAAGAAATGGCAGGATCCTCTTGAGCGCAATGAGATTATCATTGTAGGAGACTGTGCCAAGAAATGCAGCAAATGCATACCTAACTCTGAAGAGAAGGCTCTGAAGAAGAAGTATGGCATCAGATCATTTTCAGATGGACTTTGTGACCATCATTAATAATTTTATAAAAACAAATATGAAAAACATCAAAATAACAACATCGAAAAACACCGTCTCTGCGAGATGTCCTTATAAGCCATGCGGTGAGACCACTGTAGGAAGAACCTCTCAGAGAGCTATAAGTAAACTCGTTAAACCTGCACTCGTGTGCAAAAAGTGCAATAGACTTGTAGGCTTGTAAACAGAAAAAACATTGCCTTTCGACAATGTCATTCTGCGAAGTATCATTTCTCAATTTACTTTATTATTTTATTTTTATCAAATGAAAACCTTACTTACATTATCGGCTCTTATGTTAGTTTTTACTGGGTGTAGTGCTCAACCGTTACCTGAAGAAACAAGATCAAGAATATGTCAGGACGCAGTCAATATGCAAGGACAAAGCAATGTCAAGTATCAATGGCTTGGTCCTATAGGGACTTACAAAAAAGATGGTTGTGCCATTGTGACAAATGGAGGAACTGATGTGATTTATTAGTCAGTACACATCTAAAAAGGTCTATGAAATTTCATGGGCCTTTTTTTATTCAATCCCCTCTGCAACAACAGCAGCTTGAATAGCTTGTAACACTTCACGAGGAATCCCCTGTGTAGCACCATTGATAGCTTTAGTCACTATGGACTGACTCACCCCAGTGTCTTGAGCTATTTTACGTGCTATAGCTACAGGATCTGCAAATATTTTTCGTGTTGTTGTTATTCCTGCTCTTATAAGTCCAGCAGTAGGTGTAGCCTCTTCAAGTATTTCAACTAAACGAGATTTAGCCTGTGATCCTCCTAGATTCTCTGCTGAAAATTTAGCAAAGACTGAATCTTCAAATAAGTCAATATTAGTTTCTTTAGCTATTCTATCGAATAACTTACGTGTTTGTTCGCCTCTTTCATTCAATGCTTTCTTAAGTATGGTAACTGCTTTTTGATTCTCACCTCCTGCTGCTTTAAATACATCTTTCTCTAGTCCTGCTAATTCAGCAAATTTCGCATTAGCTTTAGCAAGTTCAGGAGCAGCTTGCTGTTGTACTTTGTTCAATTTTCCTCTTAATTGTTCTACAAACTTATTAAGTGTGTCTTTCTTTGGTTCTGGTAGGTCTCTGTTAATAAGTCCATCTAATCTCTTCTTGATATCATTTATCTTTCCTACAGAGGTTTCTTTTTGAGAAAGTAATCTCACTTCATTATTAATCTTTTTAAGTCTGTTAAGATCAGCATCTTGCAATGTAGAAACCCTTCCCTTGGGAGATGTTACTTTTCCTGCTGATATTTTTACATTGAATCTCTCAAGTATATCATCTTGGAATTCTTTTATGAACTTTCCAGTCTTAGCTTTTATACCCTGTGATGCTTTTAATGCTTCTCCTTGTATCTTTCCTGCTGATCTTTTGGCTGTATTTATAGAATTTCTCGCTTGTTCTACACTATCCTCTGCTAATGCTAAGGCTCCTTTCGCTCTAGGATTAGCAGCATTCTGTTCTGCTGCAGCTAAGAACTTCTCAAAACTCTTAGCTCTTTCAGGTTGTTTTACTGTAGTGTTTATAAATTTAGCCTGATCTGCCGCTGAGAGACCTCCTGTTGGATTGATCACAGTAGATATATCATCAACTCCTGAGAGTTTTCTTTGTAATGCCCTAGCACCTCTTCCTATAGCCTTTCCTCCAGGTATCAATGAAGATAATAGAATATTCAATCCTGCTCCTGTTACTACCTCCGCAGTTCCTGGGGCCTGTAATGTAGCAGCTTCAAATGCTGCTGTACCTGCTGCACCTTCAACCCCTCTTGTCAATAGGAATTTTCCTAAATTTCCTAATGTTCCTCCTTGTTTGGCTAAACCAGGTGCTATCTTTAACAATCCTGTTCTTGCAGCATTAGCACCTGCTCCTCCTGCTATGAATGCAGGAATAAGTGATGCGACCTTACCAAGAAATTTACCTGCATCATTAGTAGGGATTCCTGACCTTTCAAATAATTCTTCAGTAGACACAGGATCGATTCCTGTTATACGTTCTATAATAGGGTCAAGCACTTCACTAGCTTCAGAAAGACCAGCCCCAAATCCTCCAATTGTTTCTTTTGCTGTCTCTACTATTGCACCTAGTCCAGTAGTACCTCTTTCCTCTGCAGCAGCCCTGATTTGTCCCCCAAGGCCTCTTGCTGGTAGTTCTGGATCAACCGCTGGCCTAGTCTCACCTCTGAGCTGTGCCCCTAGCCCTCTTGCTGGCAATCGTTGCTGTTCTGGTGGCAATACTGCTTGATCTTCTGGAACAAACTCTCTTCTTTGAGGACCTACGAATCCAGGCTGCTGAGAAGGAAGTGCCGCAAGTCTCTTTCTTGAACTTTCAGCATCACTATTCAAAATATTTCTCCTTGCATTATTCACTCTCACTTTATTTTTATCTCCTATTAAATTAGTGCGTTCCCCAGGAAGTCCAGCAGTTGGTTCTACATCTTCTTTTAGCTGAAATTGTGATAAGTCAATTGTAGGCATTATTGTTGATCAAAAATAAATCTATTTTCAGGTGTATCTATTATACCATTTTGTTCTGCAAATTCTTCAAAAGTTGTTCCTTCTCTTATTGCCACATTATTCTCCTGTAATGGACCAATAAATCTATCTTGTTGAGAAGGATCGTATAATCGGACTCTTAAGTCTCTATCTAAAATTTGGAATTCATTCACTTCAGGAAGTCCAACTTGTCTACGAGAAGTATTATGCTCTTGCATTAACCCAGACTTCAATTGTTTTATTTTCTGTAATGCTATTTCTGGTTGATCTTTTAATGATGCAATAAGTGGATCTAAAAATCTTTCTTCAGTTTCAGTAACAGCAGATCCTAATAATTTACTCCTCATTTCTTTTATAAGATCAGTATACGCTGAAGCTAATCTCTGTGCTTTTTGGAATTCTTCATCTGTTTGTCCAAGCGCTCTTCTTGCTGTAAAAATATCTCCTTGCAATCTTCCTGTAAATTTCTTTCCTACTTGTCCAAGTAATTTTTCAACCCTGTTAGCCTTAGAGACAGTAGAAGAAGCAAGTTGAGCATCCTGAAGTCCTACATCAACATCTTTTAATAAACTATTTTCAATTAATGTCACAGCTTTTCCTGACTGACCATCATTAATCAATCTTGCAATACTAGCAGGGTCAGCATCACCTTGAAGTGCAAGTTGTCTCAAATTCTTTCCAAGTGGTTCTAATTCTTTATTATCAATTCTAAATCCTATCATTACATCTGCTGCTTCAAATGGTGTTTTTCCTTCATCTAATAATGCATCTATACCGTCTAATAACAATTCTCTTTCTGCATCAGAATTTCTTAACTGAGTAGGTACATTAGACATAGCAATCATTCTATCAGCAAATCTTTTAGATTTAGATCCTACACCTTCTGCTGCTAATTCTGCATCTTGCAATCCAAATGATCTGAGTTGCACTTGTTTTATTTCTGCCTCAGAAAGTCCTGCGTCTTTTAATGCTGTTCTTTTTATACTCCCTGTAGACAATTGCTTAGCAAATGCTTCAAGATCAGTTCTTAATTGTCTTCCTCCAACTCCAGGAACTTCTACTGGAGCAGTAGCTGCTGCAGCTGCTTTAGCTGGATCAGACGCTTTCCCTGCATAGAATCCACTTATCTTTAGCTGTTCAGCAGTGCCTTTCCTTTGACTAACTTGTCCACTTTTAAAATTAGATTCTGTAATAGTTATAATTCCAGTTTCGGAATCAAAATCACTAACAACTCCTACGTGTCCTATTTGTTCACCCGTAGCAGGATCAGAATTTTTAGTATCCATTATTGCAACTGCTCCTTCTGCAGGAGTGTTAGAATTAATAATTGCTAATTTATCTTGAAATGTAAACAATCCACCAGGTAAGTCAGCAACAATAGACCTCGAGAACTTAACACAATTTGCAGCCAAATCTTTTGAAACACCTTCAGGATTACGAATAGCGTTATTCAAGTTTTCTATTCCTTTTTCAGTAAACCCAGGCTCATAACCATCAGCAAATATCTCTCTATCTTCAAAGTCTAACCTCTGAACAAAATCATAATCATCTAAATCTCTTAATAATGCATTTCCTTCTTCTTTTGATATCAATCCTGTTCTCATAGCATTTCTTGTTGCTAACTCAGAACCAGTTCTCCATGCAGCAAAGTCTTCTCTGTCTTTTGGTAAATCGAATACATTACCAAAGAAATCTTGCTTGACTTTTCTTTCTTCTTGAATTCTTTCCCATGTCTGCACAGGTTCTCCATTCTCATCAATGAATGGCACAACCTTTCCTTCCCTATCTACTGTACTAATAACGCCCAAGCTGTCAAACAAATTCTTAGCACTCTCATTTTGGGCTCTTGATATATCTTGACGCTTTTGTAATTCTTCAGCCCTAGCATTACTAGCCAGAGTAGCCATATCACCTTGAAACTCAATTAAGGCATCTTCTTTCTTCTGTTCACGTTCACGTATGAGTCCTATTTCTTGATCGTCTATAGAATCTAATTGACCTTGATACGATTGCAAAGCACTAAACGTATCTAATTTTAGCTTATTATCAATTTGTTCAACCTTATCAGTGTAATCAATCATGAGTTCTTGCTGTTTGTCAAATACATCTAATACTTGATCATCAAAATCTTGAGCAACGTCCTGAACCATTTTATCGTAGCGTATAGTCTCACTTACGATTGTATTAAGTCCAAAACTTCCTTCTAATGCTACACCAGTAAGACTCATACGAGCCTTGAGCATAGCTATCGTGTCATCACGTTTACCATTTAAATCTTGGACAGTATCAGTTTTTTGAGACCTTAAGCGAGCCTCTTCACGTTCCAGTTTTGTATTTAGAAATCCAGCTCTTTCTTCCAATCCTCGTTTTTGACTAGCTGCTTGATCTGTAATCAATGTTCTAAATATCTCTTCATTACGTATAACTCTATCCCTACGTGCTTGTAATTGATTTTGTTGCAGAATAGTAGATGCATTGTCTTGACCTGTAGTAGCGAGTTTATCCTTAAGTATTTGTGAATTAGCCAAAAATAAATCATGAGGAGTAGAATCAGGATCACTCAATATGTTAAATATTTCCTGAGTACTCATGTTTAGCCCTACATCAAATGTATTAGGTACAGTCATAACCTGACCTGTACGTTTCAACATTCGATCCTGTACTTCACTTATTGTCCAATCGTTTATTTTATTTCCTTGTTCATCGAAATTCAACAAACCCAACATTGTATTAGGGTCTGTTATACCTTGACTCAGAAGATCATCAATAACAGCTTGTTGTGATATATTCTCTTGTTCTTTACTAGGAGGCAATGGAGTCTCTCTCGTAACATCTTGTATTTCATCAAGAGAAGGTTCTTCGCCAAAAGGCCTTATGACTCTTTCTCCTTCAATATCAGCAACACGTCTTCCTCCTTCTACACCTATCTCTGCTCCTAACTCCTCCCTACCTTCTTCACGTCTTCTCAGTCCTCCTTCCTCAAGAGTTGGAGCAGCTACTACTTCTTCTGGCTTTGGAAGTTCTGTGACTTTTGCTTCAGGAATAGTAGGCTGATCAGTAACCTTTTGACGTGCAATATCTCTCTCAGAAAGTTGTCCTCCTTCAAAGACAGGAACATCCTTTGGTTGTCCTCTGAACTCAGATGCAGCTTTTGCTTGAGAAAGCAATTTGCTTTCTCTTCGTTGTCTTGCAACACCAGAAGTAGCCTGTTGACCAGGGACAACTGCTTCTCCAGTACGGACATCTTTAAATGCTCCTCCAGAAGTTTGCTCAACCTTCGTTCTAACATCAATGCCCGCAGCCTTTTTTTCACCTGCTCTCAGGATTTTCTTTCCTCTTTTGCCAGTAGGTCTAAATGGTTTCTTTGTAGCCATAATAAAATAAAATTATTTTCTAGCGAAATCTTTGAGCTGTTTAATAGTTGCTGTACCAAATGGACGTGTAGCCTTTCTTTTATTCTGTTTCTTTACACCACGCCTTCTACGTGATAATTCAGATCCTGCAGCTTGCCTTTGTTTTTCGCTAGCACTGGGCATATTTTTTAAATAGTAGGTTCATCATCACTATCTCTCAAAGGTAATATAGCATATTGCATAAACATACCACCTGGATCTCCTCTTTCCTTCTTGACCTTTTCCATCCAATCTTCCTTTTCAAGTTCCTGAGCCTCTCCCCATCTCCCACCTGCAGGAAGTATAGCTTCTCCGCTAGGAAGTACTACAAATGCTGAAGGTCTCCACCCTGGATGATCTCCAACAATATAACCTTCATCTTCAATGATGGGTCGTTCGTCTTCTTCGATTTTCCCATAAACACCTGGGCGGCTAAAACACATGTATTTCATAATAATAAATAAAAATAGTAAAAAATTAAACGTAGATAACCTTCTCAATGTAATTCTTCTTTTTGTTTCGCTTATGAGCATCTTTTGTTTTCTTGAATAACTTCTTATCTTGAGCATCATTGAATTTCAATTTCAGATTTCCGAATTCAACATCGAATTTCTTTGTCTTCTTAGAAAGCACTTCAATTCCATCTCTGCAATCTATAGTCTTATGAAATAAGCCTACATCTTGATTAGGGATTTCAAATTCTTGTGAATTTTCAGTGGGACGAGTGCTCCATGCACCCAAAAAGCCGTCAGTGTTAAGTATGATATGAATTTTCATTATGTAAGGGCAAAAGAAACAATTTGTTGAAGCGAAGATGAGCCTGCACCACCACCAGATCCAGAACTACCAGCAGATCCTGCACTTCCTCCTCCTACCACAGTACCTCCACTTCCATTAGAACCTCCTGATCCTCCTGCAAGATTAGAACTCCCTGCTGTAATCGTACCAATAATAAGAAAATCTAATTCTCCTCCACCACCACCTCCACCGCCTCCTCCACCACCACCTCCACCAGCTTCTCCACCTGCTCCTGTATCATCTCCTCCATCTCCTCCTGCAGTACCTGCTCCTCCATTCAGATTAATATTCCCTGTATTATTATAGTCACCTCCGACGTTAGCAAATATATCACATCCCATATCTCCTGCTTCTCCACCTGCTCCTCCTCCTCCTCCACTATTTCCTGCGTCTCCAGCACCAACACCACCAAAGGCATTACCTCCTGTTCCTCCAGTACCAGAGTTACCTGTACCACCTCCACCTCCAGCAAAGTTTCCACCTGCATTTCCAGGCGCTCCTCCTGTACCTCCTGATCCTGGAGTATCACCTAAGTCTCCTCCACCTCCAGCTCCTCCATTAAAATTAGGCTGTCCAGTATTTGTACCTCCAGCTCCTCCTGTAGTTGTGTTTCCTCCTTCTCCACCACCTCCACCGCCACCTCCTCCACCAAATCCTAGATCATCTGTATCTCCACCTGCGCCTCCATTACCTGCATTAGCAACCACTGGCATAGTATGAGTTGCTCCTCTTAAGAATGGAGTAATGCTATTAGTCTCTATCTTATCTGCGAAATCAAGTGTTCCAGCATTTGTAAAATTCCCCTGACAAAGAATATATATAATTCCTTCAGTTGTACTTGTTGTAGAAAGTGTTGCTCCAGCAGATACAGAAAAACTTACATATTGTTTAATAGTATTGGTAGCAATATTTGTTGTACCACTGGTTACATTCAATACTCCATCAGTACCATCTCCTAAGAATGCATCAGGTAATGGTACATTTTTAAAATCAACTCCGTCATGCTGAATAATCTCATCAGCAATGGCACTTGCTACAGTTGCATTTACATTTGCATGGTCAGCTAAATCTGCACCATTACCATGTGCCCCTACACCACTCAGATCACTAAATATAGCTCCATCATCACTAAACTGTGCTTTTCCAGCTACAGGATCTTTACGAAGCCATGTTTTAGTACTTCCTGCGTCTTTATGCTGTATATCGAAATCGGTATTAGTTCCATCACCTCCAATAATATTATTTGCACCTGTTTCTTTTGTTCCTGCAAATACATCTGCTGGTATATTCCATGCAAAATGACTTACTAAACATCCAACTTCAGCATTTTCAAAATGTACCTGCTTATTAGCAGTCACTTCAGTTAATATATCACTTCCATCGAAAGAAAGACCTCTTAACACTCCGTTAGACAACGTAGTTACCCCGCTCGTTGTTGTATGACCATTCACAGCATTTAAGATCTCATAACGTGAATTAGGACTTAACACACTTCCTTTATCTATGACAAATATACGTGTATTAGCATTAGGAGTTCTTGCATCTCCTGTTATTCGATCAGTAAACTCTACTTCTATACCATTGGCTTGAGTAGAGGTTAGTTCTGCTCGTAATCTTCCTATAAGGCGCGATTCTGCATTATAGATATGGGTCATAATGATGGGGTTAAAATTGCTTCTGACATACGTTCTCCTTCTATGATTATTTCCTCTATTTCTATTCCTTGTTCTACATTAGAACTTCTCATAGCTAGGAATATCTCTTGTCCTTCATTAATATCTGAATCTACATGTATTTCCTTGAAAAATCGAAACATAGGAATATCATCCATAACTGATCCTGCATCTCCTACAAATCCTATTCCTACAAAGTCATCACCTACGTATTCTCCTACAGCAGAAGTCCCAATTATATTGGTATCATTAATAGTTGCATCCTGACTGACTACCGCACTCTGATTCCCCACAACAATAGTAAATGTTCCACTAAATGGATTGGTTATAAACCCTTTAATAGTAACTCTTTTAAATCTATTTGCTTCTCCTAGGTTAGAATTCCCTGCTCTATACGTTTTACCACGCCATATAGCATCAATTTCTTTCCCTACTCCTGTAGATTCATCAAAGTTATCACTAAACCTTCTATTGAATCGAAACAGCTTTCCACTGAGTTCAGATCCGAAATATACCTCACGACCATCAGAATTTTCAAATATAGCATAGTCTGAGATCTGTAATCCCGTATTAACACTCCATGCACCAAATCTTAAGTCATATACGAGTTCATGTGAGTTATCAGGACTCGTAGCCAGTGGCACAGCACATCTATACTTGTTCTGGAACCTATCATGTATCGCTGTAGGCTTGTCTAATGCACTATCGTTAATCAACCGTACCGTAGGGTCTATTTTCTCTGATAAATTAGCAGGACGTCTAAAACCAGGGAAATCTTCTACAAATCCGAATGATTGAAACCTATTCTCTCCTAAAAACATAACACCAGCATTAACAGCTTGTGCTGTATTTCCTGAAACTGCTCCATCTGACCTATCTGTAATTTCACTTTGTCTCCATCCTAATGTATCAGCATCAGCTACCACTGTTATAGAACTTTTGAATATTGCCTCTAGTGCTGCTTTAGAACGTTCTTTTATCATTAAGAATTGTTGGTCATGGCTTTTCATAGCAGTCATCCTTTCACCATTGTCCAGCAATATAGGCGTATTACCTGAAGTAGCACCAGTCCAATCTTCAGGATCTTCTACTACGCAATTAAATACTACTGTAGGAGCTGTTGTAATCCCTGAAGCAAAAACAAAGTCTCTATGTGTCTCAAATATACTTGCATTAGGAGGAGTACCACCTAAGTCATCTATTTGGAATGCATTCACCTTGTAGCTCACTGTTTCTAAATCATTTGCACCACTAGAGACTGCTATACCATCAGCTACCGTAGAAGTTACATGGAAATGATCCTCGCTTCCTGCTGTGAAGTTCATATTAAACTTCTGAAACCCACTAGAAGCCATATTTGCAGCTAAAATAGTGTCACTTGCTATCACAACATCAGAAGAATCATGCACTGTTACTGTCCAATCACCCGTACCCTTCGCACTGATCTCAATCTCTATAGAAGTAATAAAGAATCCACTTGTTATAGCTGTGAATGTTTTCTTTTCTGTAGCTACTTCAGATATAGCTGTCGCTATAGTGTCAGTATTCCCTCCTGTTGTATCGCTTTGTTCTTCAACATCAGCAAATTTCTTCACGTTATTTGCATCATTCCCATTTCCAAAAATACCAAGGTTCTTATATACCGTCCCATTCACTCTTTCTCCATCATCAGTTCCATACGTACCATGATCTATCCATGTAGTGTCAGTATCACTTACAGTGAATAATTTGGAATCATTAAATATCAGAAGAAACTTCTCAGGATTAGCTCCTATAGATTGGAATGCAAGTAATCCTCTTACTCCTTTCGTTGTACTACCACCAGTAGAAACCTTATCAAATCCAAACCTCTTCTTGAGTCTTCCTTTACCACTTATTTCAAAGTTTTGCAAGATAGCAGACTCATTATCTCCTATCAGATGAGGAGCATCTTTCGTATTAAGTCCGCCAGAGAAGTCACTAATGACTATAGGTTTAAAGGTTCTTGCCATTTATAAAGTTAAAGGTTCATGTCCGTTGCCAGGAGAGGCAACAATAGTATCTTGATCAAATTTAGAGTTAGTAGGCGCTCCACGATCCAACTTCTCTCTACTCATCACCTCACTGATCTTATCTTCTGCTTCAGCTCTTAATACTGAAGCCTCTTCAAATAATCTTCTATCAAATAAAAGTATCGCAGCAGCCCACCGAGCATGTGCCTCATCAAATTGTGAACTGAATCCACTTTCATCCGTATCCACACTCATGTCTGTTTTCTCTTCTATGTATCTCAGAGTTAATGTCACTGTACTGGCTTCAAATATATTAATCTTCAGGTCTCCAGCTCCATCTTGTTTCACTGTCCATGTAAGAGAGATATCATCATCAAATCTCGCTATACTTACTCTCTGATAATCCTCTTCAGTACTCGCATTAAACAGATCACGACAAAAATTCGATTCTCCCTTGACTTTTCTAAAAAAATCAGTAGGCAAAGTTCCCACTCCACTGGTAAAAGATATAGTTGCATCCTCTTTAATAAAGTCATCTACATCATATCTCAATAATATTTCAGTACGAGCAAGATTAAGTGCACCGTTCTTTTTATCAGGAGTATAGAAATCCTCTACTGCTGTACCGAGCCGACGGGTTACTTTATTTCGTAAAGTTTGTAATTGTGCCATTTTTAATAAACAATTATTGGTCTTAAAGTGACTGGTACCGTGAAATTCACTACCAGTTTAGGATCTTCAGATGTACCAGTTCTTTCTGCCATCCATACCTGAGTATTCATATTCTGATTAGTTGCCCATGACGGAGCTGACCCCGTACCATCATAAACCGATTCTCTTATTCCAAAGTTTGAAACATCTTCAGTTTCAACAGCAGCTTCTCCAGAAGTATTCAAAAGGAAATCATTGTAAGCACTCGTAGTTTGGCTCGCAAAAGTTATTGCAGTAGAGAAAACAGTTGTGCCTAACGAATTATAATCTCCATTTACTAGGTCAGTATCAGAAGCTGGAGCAGAAGAATAAACATTCATTGCAGGAGAATTAATCCCTGTATTCGTCTTAGCCTGAATCTTTACTGAAAAGGTGGCGTCATCAAGAGTAGCAGAAGCGCCTAGTGTGCTGGTGTCAAACAAATATATGCTTCTCGTTATTCGAGTCCACGCACCCGAAACCACACTTGGACCAGCAGTTATTTCGTAGCAAGGAAGAAGTGATGAAGAGTCCGAATGCTGATTTCCTACCTCTCCTCTTAACGATGCCCAAAACCTACCAGTAACTGGAGAACTAACATCATGAGAAACCCTACCATCCACACTTGAAGTCTCAGGATTAGCATCAGGAAAAAATGTATCTGTAGCATTAGAAGCTACAAGTCTTCCATTATAGTTCAGATACGGAATAAGTATTCTTCCATCTTCTTTCTCATAAAAGGATTTTGCAACTATCTTAAATGCGTCCCATCTGTGACGAATGACATTTGCCCATTTAGAACCTGCACGAAAGTCAGAAACAAAGCTATTCTCTCCAGTCTGAGCACGTACCTCATTCTTTCGTATCTGTACGATCTTAGGAAGTCTTTTGTCTATGCACATGATATCTCTTCCATAATCAGTATTCACAATATCAAGCAGCAGTGGTTGAAATAATTCAAACCATTGGTCTTCATTCAGCTTTGTAGCGCCTTCATGTGTAAATCGTCTGTTTAGTGTAATCATTAAGGTGTTTTAAATCCCATAGTAACAATCAATCCTTTCGCAGGTGTTGTGTGAACAGCATCTACATCCACTCTAATTAGATCATTCTCTGCTACATCATCATTGTCAGTGTCAATCACAGCAGCAGCAGCAGCTGTGTCAGATCCAGTCTCAGCTGAATCTACTGTTAGTTTTGTCGATAACATATCTGCGGCCCCTGTAACATTTGCTATTTGTACATCAAGTGTTCCTGTAGTTCCTGCTGTAATTACTTCAGCATGTACATCTATAAGGTCCATACCAGCCAAAGTAGAATCAATATGAAAGTAAAACGCTCCATCACCAGTAGCTGTATCTGTCGTGAAGTCAAATGCTACAACTTGGACACCTTTTCGTATTTTCAATACGTTTCCAGTACCAGCTTCATCAAATTCTTTATTCGTAAATGTAGAAGTAGAACTTCCTACCACAGATGCAAAATCACTTATAGTAGAAGCGATTTGTGTACCTGTATGATTAGCTCTAGCATATGGGTCAACAGTATTATTAGTACCACCATTAGCTAATGGTAATACACCAGATACGTCTGTAGTGAGAACTATAGGTAGTGTGGCTCCTTGGCCATCGGGATTATTGAGAGGCATAGAATTTAAAGGTTATAGGTTTTAATTGATATGGAGATCGAAGACTACAGTCAAATTTTTACTTCCACTCGTAGATATAGCACTCACATCTCCTACATACATATTCGTACCATTGATTTCATAACTCCCTCCACTCGCATTTAAACGAATTCCCTCATTGAGTACTGCTGTATCTGATAAAGATAAATAGATAACTTCATCTGAATCATTGACAAACAGAGCATATCTCCTGCGAGCTTCTGCTGTAAGTACTGCAGTGGTGGTGTTAGCAACACTGACTTTCGTATTTGTCATTACGTCGAACGAATTGACCATAGTAATAATGATTAAATAATTAAGTAATAATAAAAACATAAACACCGTCTCCATCTTCGTCAGCATCTATAAATAACAAATTAGGATCAGCTATTACCAACTCCTTAGCTTGTCCTGCAGGTACTTTCTCCATCCATATATCATCATCCACATTACTCGTTCCTACATATACATTTCCTGTATTCGCATTCTTACCTTTGACTCTTACAGATCTACTGACAGTAGTTGTAAACAAACTTACTGCAGTCCCCGCTGTTGTTACATTCGTAGTTCCTAGAAATGATGGTGTCCCTGCAACTATTTGATCTTCTATATCTTGTAATCCCTCTGCTGCATTCGGATCTGCAGTTACCACCGCATTATCATCACTTGCTGGAGTTTCTGTGCCTGTAGTTCGTTCTAGCACTGAGGCTGCAACGCCTTCTTCATCTCCGCCAACGATTGCTGTTCTACCTGATTCACCCATGAGTAGTTTTTAAAAGTTTTTTAGCATTGTTTTCCATCTCTTTAATTTTTCCACGTTTTTCTTCCAATTGTTCTTTACTAGCCGCAAACGATTTCATTTTATCTTGGAAATTCTTGTAATCTAATTGGAACTCTCCTCTGTCCTTTTCAAGTTTAGTCATTTCTGCATGTAAATGCTCCTTATCTTTCCGCACTTGAGTCTGTATATCTTCAAATGATTTATGCAACTCGCGTAATTTCCTTTCCCTGTCTATCACATCATCCTTAGCTCTCTTTGTCTCTACTTTCATTTTGTCTAATTCCTGTATGAGTTTATTAGCACTATCTTTCTTTCCTTCCAATCTCTTGACTTGTATCTCTAAATCTTTCTCTATTGTTTTCAATTGTTTTTTCTCTGCATTGATTTGTACTAACATTGACTCCGCTGAGATTTTATTGTTATGAGCCTTACTGTTTGCTTCTAATGCATCATTTTTAGCCTTTACAATCTCTTTTTCTTTCTTGGATATAGATTCTAGTGCTTTTTCAGAATTTACTCTCTCCTCCTTTGCCTCCTTATAGATTCTTTTGATCTCTTCCATGTCTATGTCTATTTGATCCTGAAAAGCCTTCTGATGCTTCTGTAGTTCTAAATTTTGCTTCTTGATGAATTCAGTATGTGATTCTTTCAATTTTTCTAGTTCTTTGACCTCTTTTACCAAATTATCTCTCTTTTCTGTTTCTTTCTTTCCAATCTCCTCATATTTCTTTTTAAGAATAGGGACCTGTCTAGACAATGTAGCATATTCTCTTTTAAGAACTTCTAGCTTATGTTTTGAAAATTCTTCTTTCATTAAAATTTATAAAGTTGAAGTTTAATATTGGCAATAGATCCTGAGTTGTTTGTAATGAATATATTGCTTACCTGTAACCATGTTACTAATTTAGGACTTTCTGAAGATGTTACAGTAATTGCTGAATCAGTTGTCTTATTGAATTTTATACTTACTGTTTGATCTGTTGTAAAACTCACTATTCCTGCTGTGGGGACACTGATAAACGAATCTGACTCATTAACCTTTACATCATAATCTGTGGTTGCATTCGCTACAGTGAATTCTGATGAGTCATAGAGATTGGTTTTCTGGGAATAATCTGATAATCCAGCCATAAGTATTAAAGGTAAAGTCTTCCCAAAGCCCCCGAGGGGACTTCAGGGAAAGTTTTAGGTTCCATCTGATCCAACAACACCAAGGTAGTTCACTGCTTTTGCATCAACAGCAAATGTTACTTGATATTCTCGATTACCATTCAATGGGTTACGAATAACCATGAAGTTCAATGGAATAACATTGATAAATTTAAATGGATTCTCCATGGAAAGTCCTCGGAGGAACCAGTTATCTTTAAGTTCAGTGTTAGTATCATTGCTCGTATCCTTCGCTTGTCCAAATGGTTCTTCAATTTGCGTCCAAATGATAGATTGTACAACCTGGTTTACGTTAATGTTCTTATTATTCTTGTTGTCCGCTGTATCAGCGCTAGCCATAGTAAGTTCATTTGCAGTATCACCAAGTGTTTCACCAACAATCAATTGTTTTCCAGCAAATAAAGCGAGTTCATTGTCAAAATCTCTCTGACGTCCTAGAAGTGTTCTAGCATCAGAAAGTGTTGACTTAGAAAGTGCTCCACTTACTTTGTTACTCTGAGTATTTCCTGTGTCTCCAATAGACTGAGTAGCTCCTACAAGTGC